TCCTTTTTGTCTTCTTTTTTCTCTTCTTTCTTATCTTCTTTCTTGTCCTTCTTAGACTTTTTCATTTTCTTAGCAGGCTTCTTTTTCTTTGCAGCCTGTAGAGATAGCGCATCTTCAGAAAAACCGGCATCCTTAAGAGCCTTGACAGCCGGATCTTCAACATCCTCAAAATGCTCATTCATAAACTCAGAAGTCTTGGTAACAAACTTTTCTGCATCAGAATGAAGTTTATTAAGAACTTCCAGAGCTTGAGCACGAACATCTTTTTCTAAATTACGATTAAGGGCAACTTCACTAACTTCACAAATGTCATCTGCCAGATCATTAGCGCCCTTAACGAATTCTACAATTTGCTGACGAATAGAAGCCAAGGGAGCAAACTCATCAAAGTCCTTCTTCTCTTCACCTTCTTCTTTGGGTTCTCCACCAGCCAATTCGATTTCTTCTTCTTCATGTGTAGCAACTAAATCTTTAATGGAACTAAGTTCTTCAATAATAGAATCTAGTTTAGATGTAATGTCGGCCTTCATATTAATATCTTTTTCCATTTGTTCGTCGGCCTCTCCCATAGGTTCTTTAAGTTCCTCTAGGAGTTCATCTGTACTAGTATCATCACCTTTAGGAAGGTCAGCAGCAGGTGACTTATCTTGATATGCCATATCATCTTCGGCTTTTTTAACTTCAGGCTTATTAGACTTTTTATCTTCACCCAAAAGAGCCCAGCGCACAAAGCCAAATCCATCATTGCGGATAGCTTCTAAGAGATTATTGCCATATTCTTTAGAATTGAGATAATTCCACTCTTCATCAATTTTATCTTCAAAAATCTGTTCACCAGTAGCAGTCAAAATTAATTTATCATCCGCATAAACGTCCCAATGAGACTTGCGGCGATTAATTTTGCCCTCTTCATCATATGCGTATACAAGACGAGCCTTCATGTGAGCTCTTTGAAGCATCTCTTTAAACTTCTTCTCATCGCCATAGCTTTCATAGCCTGGATGGACTCCTTCGCTACCTGGCTCAAGACCCTGGCCAACCATTTGTTTATCTTCCTTGTCACGAATAGAATCAGAATCTTCTTTATCATATACCTTAGTTTCATCAGTGCCTTGGAAATATCCTTGACGCTGTAAGCGACGTTTTAGCATTTGATCTTCGGCTCTTTGAAGCATCTCTTTAAACTTCTTCTCATCACCGTAGCTCTTATATCCAGGATGAAGTCCGTCACTACCCGGCTCCATGCCTTGACCAGCCATTTGCTTATCTTCCTTATCGCGGATAGAATCAGCATTTTCTTTTTCATAAACTTTGGGCTCTTCCGTGCCTTGGAAATAACCCACTCGACGCTGCTGGGCACGTCGGCGTAATCTAGCTTCGTTCATATTATGACCTCCTAAATGTCTTTGGCTAACAGTACTATTAATATTACTCTTGCTAAGAGATTCTAGCTGTTGTTTAATTTGATTAAGTTCTGCAAATATGCTATCAAAACGACCATCGTCGTTAGATACGGATTCTGGTTTTTTATCTAATTGATCAAGTTTATTACTTAATTTATCAACTAGAGATTGTATTTCTAATGCATCTTCTTTACTACTATCTGTAGGATTTTGAGTAAGTTTTCCTATTTGCTTCTGAGCATACTCATTAAGATTAGCTACAATCATTCTAATCTTAGCGTTTGAATCTGCTGGAACAGAAACGATACTCAATTCAATGGGGGTTAATCCTACGTTGATTTCTGCCACTCTTATGCCATCAATAAGTTTACCTTTAGAAAACTTAACGTGATTGCAAAATTCAGAAGCTTTTGTAGCCTTATTGCCACACAAAGTACAAATAGAAGTCTGTACCTGGGTACCCATGCTAACGCCAGTATTATACCCTAATTGTACTTGTCTGGCAAGTTCTGGATATTGTTTTTTATCTAAAGCAACAAGACCTTCAACGCGCTTAAATTTATCATTATACACTGCGTCAATAATAATCCCACGAATCTTTTCTGAATCGTGCGATTGATGATTAACAAACAAACCACGTCCTATAAAGCCCTTATAAGCCTTTTTTAATTCTTGTTCTGGAAAAACATCGGCATTAGAATTGCCATATGGAAAAACGCTGCCAGTCCACTTATAATCTTTATCAAAACTACCTGTAATATCTTTAATCGGTTCACCAGTCTTCATGTCAATTAATGACGCTTCAGCAGCATGCATGAAGATAGCGTGAAAATAGAGAAATTCATCTGCTTTAGGTGCTATCTTTTTCAAATCTTTAGCGAGTTTAGAAAAATTATCTGTAATATAAGGATCGCTAAGAACTTTTTCTGTTGGTTCTATATTAGAAGCATCTATGCCTATATTATCTCCATACTTAACAAGCATATTATTCCTTATCTTCGTCTTCTTGTTTTTTAGTCGGCGCGGCTAATTCAAACATATATTTAGTAATAGATTTTAATAAACTCGGAGAGGCAGCCAATGTTTCTTTGCTTTCCCTATCTAAAATAACATCGTCTAAATTTTTATTACCTAATAAAATTTGAACCATTGGATATCCACCTTCGCCTGCTGCCTTATGTGGCCTAATCTCAAACTTATATGGCTCTTTACTCTTTGGAATACTAACTGTTAAATAAAAAGTAAAGGGTTCGTCTTCAGATGACTTGGACCGTCCCAAGCTCATCTTTAGCGTTCCTTCTGAATCAAAATAATTTTTTACTCTCTCAAGACTTGTATGAATAAGACGATTAATAGTATCTTTGTCCGTATTTGTCAGTGGAGCCGCTACTTTACGACAAAGGTCTAAAATCTCATCTGATAAATCAGAATGGCCATAAAATCTTATGGTTGTGGCCAAGTGTAAAAGCTTGGAATGAACAATTCCAAGTACCCTAGATTCGGAAGTAGTGTCTTTCACTACTACATCCATATTAATTTAAATCCTCTTTCTTGGGAACTACTGCATTTGGATTGTCGTGTTCCTGGCCACAAGAAGTACAATATGTCTTTGCCTCTGTAGCTTGAACATATAAAATACTATTGCACTTTTGACACTTTGGCATATCTTCAGATTGATCAACAACGCTTAATCCGTATGTGTCTCCACGTTTAATAAACGACATTGTTATCTAATCCTCCAACATCTTCTCTTAAGAAAGATAATATATTTTTACCTAAAATAATTTCAGAAAAGGATTTTAAATCTGGTGCTAAAAATTTAGCAATAAATTCTTTTATTGTAACAAAGAATTGATCATTTCTTTTGGCATCAGATACTCTATCAGAAAAATCAGAAATCGCTTGTTGCAAAATATGATTTTTATCTAACACCATGTCTGATAAGGTTTGTACCTTATCGTTATTGCCAAGATTGCGTAACTTAAGAGCTATTGACCGCGATAAGTTGTTTATTTCTTTTGCTCTGTCGCGTAGAGACAAGGTAAAAGAAATAAAAGCTTTTGCCTGTTCGTCGGTTACTTTTTCTTCATCGACACCAAAAACTATTTTATTATATAAAGCCTTGGCTGATAGGCGATATCCAACATTTTGTAGTCTATTATAAGCATCTTCTAAAACGCGTATAAGACTTTTTACATCTTGTTCGATATCACGGGCAAGAGCCTTCTCTTCATCAGAGACCGGTACAACTTTTAGATAATCTGCTTGTTTAATGCGTTTGCTTAAGTATTTCATTGAAATAGGGAACCTACACCAATGGCATACTGGTCTCTACACTAATAACGCTAGTTATTAATAGATGATGCCATTATTTTTAATATTTTCTCGCTCTTTTACTTATTAATAAGGAACAACTGCTTATAAGGTGTTTTATACGATCTTCTTCGGCTTTTGCCGGGCCTTCTCCGCCACTAAATCCAGAATCATCTTTATAATTATTAATATGTCCTATCTCGTGAGCCAAAAGAGACATCAAACTTTTTAAAAGCAAATCCTTATAATTACTTTGCTCTTTAGGATCTGATAGATCTCCGAGTCTAGATTTAACATCTTGAACGACGCGTGGATAATTAATAAAAATAGTTTTGCCGTCAGTTTTGCCAAATGGGCCGTCGGGCATTCCAACTATGCGCTCTACAAGTTTAAAATAATTATTATCAATGGCCCTTAATTTTTCTACTGCTTCTAATATATTAGACTTAATAGATGGGTCTATATCAATTTCCGGGCTATCTGATTTTTTAATTATATGAATCGCCGAACGTTTACTGAGCATATATTTACATATTAGGTAATAATTCTACTGTTTGCTTAATATCCCCAGAGGAATCTCCGGTATTTAAATCAGATGCATTATCATATGTAACATATCCTTGCTGTGATACATCGTATTTAGAACGAGACGTATCTCTTATTTCTTTTTCTGTCATAGGTTTATATGGCTGCTTAGGATGGATATTAAGATAATATTCTTTCATATCTCTAGCACTAAGGCCATTTTTAACACCATAATTATAACAATCCATGCATGCCTTGCGCTTAGAAAGAGGCTTTGATTTCTTTAATTTTAATCTTTTAGATAAGCTTACTGACTTTACTTTTTTGGGCTTAACCTTGCCTTCTGGACAATCTACATTACCATCGTTTTCAATCAAATTAGATGGGGTAAAATATATTTCTACCCCGCTCTCTGGACATTTAGTTTTATAATATGGCGTTGTTTGCGTTTGTGAACTTTTATTAATTTTAGCCACAAAGGTATGAAGTGGGCTATTTGGATCTAAAAGGAATTCATCTATATTTAAATCTTTACTATATTTTTTTAAATAATCAGAAAGTCCCGTATCTTCCAATAATTGCACTCCGGCCTTAGAATTAGGAGAATATAGTATTTGATCCAGTTCTTTATGAATTTGTCCAGGCTTTAATAAATTAAGAAGATGGACATGGTTTTTAATCTGCTTTTTTAAACTATCGTCGAGTTGCAAATTTCTTGTTGTAGCCAGGCGCACTGCCTTTAATAGTGTGCGGGGGTCTACTTCAAAAACATCAACATTATTATTTTGTAAGCGTACAATTTTATTTTTAATATCTTCTAATCCCTGTCCGCCAAGATCTACAAGAACATCTTCTCTAAGATCATAGAATAAAGAATCAACGCCAAAATCTCGTCTCTTAGCATCTTCATCAATACTACTATCTTTAATGTTTAAACTATTATTAGATTGCTCTATAGTTTTTGGAGTTGTTAGTTGTACTTCTAAGCCATTCATATCTAAAATAGAAACTGGATATTTAATAGGGGCTCTTTCAACAAGATGTATATCATCATACTTCTTATCTAGATATCTAGCTAAAGCAAGGTCTCCATTTTTTTGTTCAACCACTACATCAATATCTTTTGGAGCTGGAAAGCCCAATAAGAGATCTCTAATAAGGCCGCCAACCAAATATACGTCCAGATCCAGGACTTCGGCAGCCTGGCGTAAACGATGTATTGGTTCTTTAAAACTATAAGGTAAATAAAGGTGCTTTTCTGTCTTTCCACCCCTAGACCTTAAAGACAGTGATTTAATCATGGTATAAAGTTATATTATTATTTCTTTTTTTTATTAAATTGACGCAAATGAAATGAGCACTTTTGATAAAGATCATAAAGAACAGATACCTTACCAGTATTATGTGCTCTCTTAGATTTGTCTAAAAAGAAAATAATGTCTTTTAAAATGCTAGCGCAAGCCTTTGTATTGCCGTCAGATAAGAATCCAAAAAAAATACGGTCTATATCATATGCAATAAGCTTATATTTATAGGGCTTATCTTCAAATAAAAACCTATCAAAGACTTCTTTCATATTATGTTTCAGTACCAGTGGTTCCGCCCGGAGGAGCTGGTGGCGCTTTTGGAGGGAGGGCTTCTAAGGAAAGCGGTGTTTCTTTTGTTGTTGGCTCTACTCCCGGAGTTGCTTCCATCAAGCTCTTTATTGGAAACTCTTCAGTTCCTGGGGCCGTGCCTGGTTCAACTTCAGAGCCTTGTTGTTTATCAAATATGTCATTTTTATTTCTTTCTTTTTCACGCTTAGTTTGTTCCGTAATTGGCTGATCGGGATCAATGCTGCGTAATTCGTCTAAATCTAAATCTTTTAATGTTGCTATTTCTTTTTGCAAAATTAGAATTTTAATAGCTTCTTCTTTACGGCGTTTTAGATCTTCATCAAAATCAATATCTAAACTCTCTAAAACTGCTCCGGCAGAAATTCTTCCCAAATGCGGTTGAGCAGACTCGCCTTCCCCAGTAACCATAGTAGCGTCTGCTAAGGCTTTTAGATGATCAATATATGTATTGACATCTCTAAGATTCATTTTATTCCATACTATTTGCGGAACAATTAATCTTTTTTCTTTATCTTTAGTTTCATAATAATCTTGAATCTTGGCTATAGGTGCAAAAATCTTGCGAACGAGCCAATTTTCAATTTGGGTCCTAAAGTTTTCATACCTTCCTTTAAGTACTTCTAGCCCTACAGAAGCACTGGCATATGTTGGGCCTTCTGTATTAATAATAGAATCTGGGGTCATTAATCCAGAAAGAATGCTCTTAACAATAAATTCAAAATCTGTACCTACATCAATAACTGTACCAGAGGCTCCAACGCGCTCAATAGCTACGCTAGCATGGGTAACAAGTTTAAAGTCTTTATCAAATTGAGCATCTTCCATTATCTTACGAAATTCATCTAAGTCTTCCTGAGATGGGCGATTATTTTCATTATCTCCAAGTTTAACAAGAGTAATAGGATTAACGAGTCCGTCAGCCTGTGCAAATTTACATTCTCGTAATTTGTCATAAAGCATGAGATCTTTATAAACACAAACTATAATAGAAACGCCTCTTCCATCATATGGAGAAGATAAATACTTTAAGTGAGAAACATTAAAATTATCTAAAGGAATATTTTTATTCTGTCTGACAAGACGTAAAATTTCTGGAGGAAGTTGTTGTCTTAATCTTTGTTCTTGAAATGTGCGACCATTAACAATGCGTTTAAGCATTTCATCTGGTTGTAAATAAACTACCGGATCATTTGCTAACACGCTACGATGAACATGAATATAATCTGGATTATGAATAATAATCTTATTCCATTTGCCGGTGCTTTCATTAAGGCGTGAAAATGGAAATACTTCTCCTATTTTCCAATATTCTAAAGCAACATTTTGTACCACTTCCCATAAATTTAACTCTTCTACCATATCTTCAAAAAATTGTAATATTTTCTTATCATGGCATTTAAGTCTCAATTTACTAATCGGATATGTGGCATGTAAATTAATAGAATTGCGCACATATGGATTTGTTTCATAAAATGCCCTATTCCATGCATTCATGGTGCGACGATCACGTGGCAGCTGTAAATTAGCCAGTTGGTATAGCGGAGAATATATTTCTGGCACCATTCGTACTGATGAGGCAGTACTTTGAGATCCACCAAAACCAGTACCACCGAAAGGCAAATTGCCAACTAGTGATGTTCCAACACTTCCACTAGAAGCAAATTTATTCCTTTTACTATGATGTGAAAGAAAACTCTCGCTATGTATTACGCGAGCATCCCCAAGGGTAGTTTTACCATCACTTACGTGAGAGTCAGATTTTACACTAAACTTATTTCTTTTTATATCCGACGCGGTAGGAGATGACTCTACGCTTATACCTGGTCGAGAAGTCCTTCTATCATCATTCATAATATGCTTTCCTTACTTAATACTTAAGTCTAGGTACATATGCCAACACGGGCTTTGGCATAGCCTTTTTTCCAGAAACAGAACTGGGTAAATGTAATGTTTTAAATCCTTCGGTGGATACAAACTTGTGAGCTAACCAGGCGTAACATAAGGACATAAATCCGTCATTGGGATCGTTACCCTTCACATAAATATTTCGCACCAATCCTTGTATTGTACGAACTTCCATATCCATACTAGAACAATGTATAAGCATCCATTCTACTTTTGCTGGATCAGCATATGGAAACCTAGTTCTGCCTCTACGAAACATTTCTATCATTTCTTCAATAATAAAATCCTTAAAGATAGATATAGTTTTTTTATCATCCTCATATTTATATGGATCTTTTAAATTGGGCACGGACCAACAACCTAAAAGGCGATCAGAATATGTACGCTGTAGTTGCGGAACTTGTATGTGACCATATCCAGCATCGGCAATGCATTGCCTTACATTAAAACGTCTCCATACATCATCTATAAAAACTCTTTGCTTTTCCCAATCGCCATGATCAAATTTATGTACGAGTTCAATTTTAGCTACATCTTTATCAACCGTTATAATAGTAATAGTTGTAGAAGATTTACCGCTATCCACCTCCCCAGAGCCCCAATCAATTCCCATATATGATACTTGAGAATTAGGCAATGAGGTTGACATATGTCTATCATAATCAACGCACGATGCTATAATCTCATGTACCGTAATGGGGGCTCCAAGCCCTTCATAAAATTCCCCCAATACTTCGTTCATCCACTTTTTGGCAGATGATAGACCGCCCGTCACAGAGGGCTTCTGAGAAAGTATAGCCTCTTTTGTCATATCTGGCAAGAAAAATTGATTATAAAAGAAGCCAACTAGTGGTTGATTTTCTTTTGTTGGAATCCATTTTCCCCTACCAACAGCTTCTGCCTTATTTTGATGCTGTCCACAATTTGGACATCTAATAATATTTTCTTTAATCCAAATATGCTCCCACTCATCACTTCCTGGAGTATATAAAAGAAAAAAAGCGTGACAATTAATACATCCAAGATAATAATGTCTCTGATCTGAATTTAACCATAGTTGTTCAAAATAAGATCCCTTATTCTTGGGGCTGCCAAAATAAACTTGGACACCAGAACCTATCGGTCCTATCTTTGCATGGGACAGGGCTGGCGTAATGGCACTTATAGCCTCTGGAGATGTGTCTTGTACTTCATCAAAAAAAGCAGCATCGAGAGAAATATTTCTTAGCCGACTCGCATCATGACTACTTGCTTCAATATATAAAGTATTATAATTAATAAAAGCTTTATATGTTTGTGTATCTGGAGAAGTAGAAGAACGCCTTTTATTTTTTAAAAATCCGTCTATGGATTCTTCCAGTATTGGTTCTATTCTATCCTTACTAAAGCGACTAGTTTGACTTAATTGCGGAAAAGTATGTAAGACGTTTAAATACTTAAAATTCCCACTGGCCATAAAAAACATATCCATATTAACGGCCATCGTGGTGGCTTCTACCTGACGAGATTTTTTTATAACAACTGGCTTGCCATTTTTTGTAGGAGCAACACAGCCTATATATCTATAAATATCATATAGATATTCTCTGCCACATTTGGTTAATTGAAACGGCTTGCCGTATAGAGTCAGTCTATTTTCTGAAAAGGCTACCGGATCAATGTCTCGCAGATCAGTTTTAAGGTCTCGAAACCATTCTTCCTGCAACATATGTATGTATTTTCTAGCTTAGCAAAGATGGTTTAAAATTAAACGGAGCATCTTGCTGGGGATTATTAGATACTATATCATCTACTTTGCCCGCATCTGGTACAATAACATAAGTATCTGTTCCATGATCCTGTCTTGATTGTTCTATTAAATCATCCAAATATGCATGAAAATCTTCATCAGATAAATCTATATATTCACACATATATGGAAACTCTCTTTCAATAAGATAAATAATGGATTCTTTTAATCCATCATCTGCATAATCTTTTATACGATTTTGTATCATGCCCAATAATCCCGCTATTTGTGCCGGAGTAATGGGGCATCCTTCTGTTTCTAGTGCTCGTAGAAATACTGATGGAACTTCTCCAATATGGAACGCTCTTTTAGAAAGAGAAGAAAGATGTGATTTTTTCTTCATAGTTTTTCTTTTTCCTGTTTCATATTTATTATGATGCCTTTCATATGGATTTTGTGTCTTTGAACTGCTGGGATCATAAGATAAAAATACATCTGAGCGTCCACGGAGTTTGGGTGCCTTACCACTATAATCATATTGAAGCTCAGAAAAATATTTCTTAATTTTAGTTCTAAGATTTTTTTGATTTAAATCTAAAAATCTAAAATAATCCCCCCAATAAGAACGGCGACTTTCTTTATCTGAAGAAAGGTGCTCAGGAAAAGAATTATCATTAATTAGTGTGGAAATAAAAGCGGACAGGTTGGCACTAGATGGTGGTCCAAAAATTTGCTCCAAAAATTCAGCCTGTTTCTTACTAGCCTCTTTATAAATTTCCAGTGCCATATCAGAAGCTCGTAATCGTACATTGGGTATTTTATCATCTGATATTTGTTCTTCAACAGAAGATAGGTTCTTTTCTAAAATATCGTTTAAAATTGTTTTAATAAAAGATAAATCTACATTTTGTATTTCTTTTACCTGTGCCCTATATTCTTTGCTGTTAGCAAAATCTCTACGCTCTTCAGCTGGCATACTTCCAAGAAGTTCATGTAATTCTTTAGATTTTCCTCTTTTGAGCAAGAGTTCTGATGCTCTATATAAACTATCAGAAAATTTATCGAAAGCGCGAGCAACGGCTTTATTATTGTATATATCACCAAAAGAAAATTCTGTAGTTATTTTGTTGGCAAAGCCATCTTCTACTAGAAGGCGGTTTAAATCTGACTTGTAAGAATTCTTTATTGACTGTATTTTATTATCGTAATCTGGTTCATCTAGGCGCATCTTAGAATCATTTAATTCAAGATCTAAATAGTTTTGCATCTTATCTATATTTTGATTGTGCAGAAATAATTGTGTTCTAAGTAAAAATTTATCTAAATAGGATTTTATTAGCGGTGCTGCTCGTTCTCTATATTCATCCTTAATAGATGAATAGGCGCCCCTAATCTTCATAATAAAATCAATAAAAGCTTCTTTGGATTTTTCTACATTTTGAACTAAATCGGATTCTATGCTCTTACGCGCTTCAACAAGTTTTAAAAACTGTTCGCCTAAGAAATTAACTCTATCTAAATTTTTATCGGAACGATCATATTTTAATTTATCGTCAGCTGAATCACGAAGGGATTTAACAGAATTGGCCTTACTGGCAAGATATTGCAAAATAGGATGTGCATTTTTATAATCATCCAATAAACTATTATAATACTTTACAAGATCTGGGATATGAATATAATACTTTACAAGATCTGAGGTATGAAGATCAGATACAATAGCCTTAAAAATCATATTATTATTAATTGATTTTTCTGTAATACCAATAGATGGCGTGTCTTTAAGAGCATTCCATATTCCATCTGGAACAATTATATTATGGCCATACGCATCAAAAATATCTTTAAATTTATTAGATAGTTCTTTATATTCATCTTCTGTATATTTGCTTTTTATTTTTTCATCCTTAGTATATAAAGCATATTCAATATCTGATACATTCTTAACGGTCCTACTATCTCTTTCTATTGGAATACTTAAAGTGGTCGCATCTTTATGGGGGAAACTAAAACTGTGCGCTATATTAAATAGGCCTTCTTGCATTGCGCCAATGTTTGCCCTATCTTCCATAAGAAACGGCTCTAGACGAGAATATGATAAATTTTTACGTAAACGTTCGTATGTCTTATATGTTCTAAAGGTTTCTTCTAAATGTTTTTCTTCATCTCGTTTTTCACTTAAGTGTTGTCGCAAACTATCTACAATGGGCTCTAGGCCTAACTTGATTTTTTTTTCCTGTTCTTCTACACTTAATCCGCTAATAAGCATTCCTTCTACAAATTGATGAAGTTTCAGTGCCATATCGGCTGTAGCTGCATTGCGATCTTGCAAGTTTTTTATTTCAATATCAATTAATGATGTACTTTTGCCATCATTAATAAGGTTTTGTTTTTCTTTCTCCAATTTTCTTAATTCTGTTGTAGAAGATGCTAATTCATTTTGATATTGATTTCTACTTTGAGATAAATCTTTATAATATTTGATCTTAGAAATATCTTCTATTTTCTTTTGATAAAATTTTACATCTTGTTTGGCTAACTCCATTGGAGTGCTGCCACGATATTCAAAAGTCTGAGAAATGGGTATCTCTAGTTTGGATTTAGAAAAATTATAAAATTCATTTATTTCTTTTTCATTAAAAATCTTTCTTATAACATCATATTTTTTCTTAAAGGAAGATGGCAATGCCATCTTAGATGGGTATGGCTGCTCTTTAAATAAAATATTATTTATCTCATCTGGATATGCTTTGGATTCAATAACTCCATGTAATTTATCCAAAAAAAGATACTTAAAAGCATCAAAATGCACGTCGGCAAAAGTTTTTTTATATTCTTCTTTTAAATCATTCGTTAAAGAATCTAGTTGTTTTTGTTTTTCTTCTAATGTGGATAGAAGAGTTGCTTCCATAGAGGTTCCGCTAAATCTTCTAGAATCTGCCTTTAATTTTTTAATCTCATCCTTTAGTATTCTTATATCTTCTGATTTAGTAAGGGCAAAAGTAGATGCTGCTATAGAATCATCAAACGCAAATTTATCGTAGAGAGAATTAAATTCTCTAACTGTTTTTGACAAAGCAGATTCTAAAATATTTCTTTTTTCTTTTTCGGACTTAATGGAAACTGCATTGTCCATTTTATTATTATGTAAATATTTAACTTGTCTATTAAACTGTTCCTTGGCTAAAGTTTTATAATAATCATTTACATCATCTATGGTGGAGAGCTCGCCAACAGTGAGGGCGGTAGACGAAGCAATATCCTCCTCCTCTTCCAGTCCTTCTAATAAGGATGGAATAGATGATGGTTCTTCCTTGCTTTCCTTAAATTCCAACGATTGATTTAATTTAGTGGCTAGAGATACTAAAAGATAATAATTAATTTTTTCTAGCAACGGCTTACTATCCAAGCCTATAGACTTAATGCCTTCTGCCATTTCTTTAGTATATTCACCACGCTCAGCTATGGCAGATGCTATATTTCTTATTTCAGTTTCAACCTTACTCTTAAGGGGTTCTAAACCAATAATATTAAGAATTGGTGTCAACGATCTAGATACTGGAGTAGTTGTCTTAGCTTCTGATAAAGAACCTTTAAGTTGATTTAAATCATCTTCCGTAATCTTACGAAAGACATTATTGGCAACTTTACGAGAAGATTCTTCTAAAAATCCATCAAAATAA